TCACAATGGGTGTAGCAATTACTGACATTGTAGAAAAGAAGTAGTATGGACAACTACATAGAGCAACTACCTGCAAAGTATAAAGGGTGGACTCTACGTATCAAACGCAGAGGACACGACGCAGAAAGTGGCTGGCGTATACGCTATTTACAACGCATACCACAGACACACTTAAACGCCCCTACGTACAAAGTTATGCTTCAAAGTACGTCTCGAATATTAAACGTATGTGCTATGAATATGATTAGACAAATACAGGCACAAGAGGCAAACGACGCAAAAATGAAACAATTAGCAATTAATAATAAAAATAAAATGAAAAAAGAAATTATACAAAAGACTTATGAAGTAGAAGAAACTAAAACAACTATTACAAAGTTTATACATAAAACTTTAGCTGAATCGCCTGAAAAAGCTATAGAAAATATAGAAAATCGTGCAACAAGATGTTATGAAGGAGACGTTAGATGTTACGATGATACTCAAATTACAACAGTCTACGAGGTAAAACAATAATATGAAAACGATAAATAAAAAGATAAAGTTGGATATTAAAGAAGAAGTCATAGGAGCTATCCAAAGTGATTCAATATCAGAAAGAGGTGTAATACTCGACGTTGCAAGCGACTGTCAGAAGTATGATAAATCACAAATAGGTGCAACGCTCTATTTCAAAGCGTGGGCAATAGACGTAATAACAATCGACCAGAAAAAGCACTACTTCATTAGTGAAGATAGCGATGCAATTCTGGCAATAGAATAATATGAAAAAAACAAAAAAACTAAAAAAAGCAGACGTAGCTAAAACACTACCTGTTACATTACAAGATATAAAAGCTATTCTTGATGATTTAACATTCAAAGTAAACGCTCTACTCAATAAAAGTGAATCCAAAAAAGAAGAAAAAATATCTGATATTCTAAAAAGATTAAGCGATGACAATAAGAAAAATACCCCATACCAAATACAACCAAATGGTTTTCGCTGTCCAATGTGTAATAAACCTATAGGATTGTACGAGAATCACTTTTGTTCAGGCTTTCTACCAAATGGAGACTGGAACAGATTAACATAATATGTGTGGCGACAACGTAAACAGCGTGCATAAAATGCGTGCATTAGAAGACGCTCCTGATGTTATTGTCGGTTATTGTGAACGCTGTAAGAAAAGATATTATTGCAGAAAAGTAGACGGGCGTGTAGAAAAAAAATATTCTGATATATACAAACGAGATACTTTACAACCTCATATGAATTTGTATCACAAAGAATATCCTAAAAACTTAAAAATACTTGCATAAAAATAAAAATAAGATGTATACTTGCATTAGTGTCTACTTATTAAAAGAGATACAAAAATTATATGGCAAAGAAAAAAGCAACTAAGAAAGTTAAAAAGTCTAAGAAGAGAGCAAGATAATATCTACGCAACTCGTACACTTACAAACTAACACCTTAAATGGTGTTTTTTTGTTATTGACATTTACAAGGGGATTGGTATAATCTACTTCAGAACAAGCAAAAAACAATTATATGACATTTAAGAAAGGACAAAGTGGCAACCCAGGGGGAAGACCAAAAGGAAAGCATTTAACAACATTACTATTTGAAGCTCTTAGAAAGAAAGCTCGTGATAAAGACGGCAACGAGACTGACAAAACCTATGAAGATTTGCTCATAGAGAGAATACTTGCAGACGCTATCAAAAAAGGTAATACCTCGTTGATACATATGATAATGGGTTACATAGACGGCTCACCAGACCAAGGGATTCAGCTTGACGTAACAACCAATGGAGAGACCTTGAACACCGCAAGCTCTGATATACTACTTATGGCTAAAGAAATTAGCGAAAGACTAAAAGCCAAAAAAACTAAATAATATAATTATATGGAAGACAACTACAAAGGTGCTTTAGAAGATACTCGCGATGAAATAGAAAAAAGTAAAGACTATAAGACAACTGACCCTGAATTAGCGTCAGCGTCTCAAGTGGTATGGGAAGAGAAAGGCGTAATGGATTGGAAGAATTACCCTGCTCGTAATCAATCTAACTCGTCATCGTGCGTAGCTCAAGCTATCTCTAAAGCAATGTACACTCTAGGCTATGATGAAGTGTCAGCTCACCCTATCTATCGCTCTCGTATGAATTACATAGGCACAGGAATGTATCTATACAATGGTGCAGACATAGCTAAAAAGCAAGGAACGGTACTAGAATCGCAAGATATTAGTCAAAACGTAGGTGAAGACGTAATGAATCAAGATATATCAACTACGGTACAAAATCTCTTGAATACAGAAGCTAAAAAGATTAGTGGTTATGTGTACGTACCTAAAACGCCTACTTGGTTTGAAGATATTGCTCGTGCTGTACAAGACCATAAGCATTGTGTCATTACAGTAGGCTCAAACTATCAAGAATGGAGTTCAATACCTCAAGTGCAAGGTGAAGCTAAGTGGTTTCACGCTATATGTGTTGTAGATTTTGCAATCTATCAAGGTAAAAAGTATTTGATTATTGAAGATTCGTGGGGCTCTAATGCTACACAATTTGACGATAGACGCTTGCTGTCTGAAGAGTTTATTAATACACGCTGTACAGGAGCAATGTATCTTTTGAAAGAAATACCACTGACACTACCACAAGGCTATAAGTTTACTAAGACACTCAAGCCTAATATGATTGATAAAGATGTTAAGAAGCTACAAGACGCACTAAAAGCACTTGGATTTATGGCGTCAGGCATTGAATCTACAGGGTTTTATGGGATTCGTACAACAGAAGCTGTTAAAAAGTTTCAGCTTGCGTATAAGAGCGATATACTTACACCTGTAGGACTTACAGAGCCTACTGGCGTGTTTGCTACTTATTCAATCAACAAAATGAATCAACTTCTTATGAATAAAAAATGGTTTATATCTTCTTCAGGAGACGGAGACTTGTCATTAACACTTAAATCAGTATTACTTGGTATTGTACCTGTAGTTGTTACTTTGGTGTCGCAAGTGTACCCTAACATTGAAGCAAACGATATTACACAGATAATAAATGTCTCATTCTCTATAGCTTCAGGTGTAGGTATAATATATGGAATACTACGAAAAATCTACAATGCTTATAAAACACAATAGAGAAATTGCGAGCGTACTTATATTTCTTGCTTTAGTTGTGCCTGTATTTGCTTGACAGTACCCTTGTAACGTATATACTTGAATTACACAGTCTCGAGACGTGTCGAGTGATAGCCGTAAGCTATAGTTCTTTATTGGATTTCTACAATTAAATATAGACTCTGGTTAATTTACTGAAAATACTCACTACATTACTTTTAATGCAAGTTACTGAGCGTAACAAATAAAATCTATCGCTTTTATACAACATACACCAACATTAATACCTTAGGAAAGTATTGTGTTGTGTGTCTTATGTAGGTAGTATCGACCCTATGTACATAAGGCTTACAACATAATCTCTTGACAATCTGTCAAATAAAAGATACAATGCCCTTGTTATATATCTAAATGTAATCCTTAGATAGTTCTCTCGTCTAGATATATGTAGGGGCAACTCTACAAATTATAATTAAACATACATTTTTATTAAATACTGCTACTTCTTTTCAAGGGGTTTAAAGACTGTTATTTAAATAATAAACACTAAAGCACTTTACAAAAGTGTTTTTTTGTTATTCACTTATTAACAGGTTGGTTTTTCGTGGGTTTCCCATTCCAGATGGTTTTGCGACCATAATAGAAAAAATCCACGACCAACTCACAGGAGCTCACAATGAAGATACGCTGTAATAATCCTGAATGTCGAACTGTAGTAGAGGTAAACGAGGGTTTCATACGTGTAGACAATCGTATATTCTGCTCTGTTTCTTGTAGCAATCACTACTTGAAGCAAACAGAAAGATTTAACTACACTACTCAAACTCTGCAACAATTTGCACCTCTCAATTACAAGCCTAAACGTTGGTGGACTTGAAGACGCATTAACTTGCGTTTTCTTTTTTTATGCTACACTTAATTTATAGCAACTCAAAGGAGTAACGCTATGTGCAAATGCAACAAACCAATCAAGCCTGGCAATGCCACTCTCGTACTTGTGAATGATAAATACTATCTCACTCACAAGACGTGTGAACATCAACTTGAATTGGACTTGCGAATGCCACAAAAACCTCCAAAGCCGTGGGAACTGCCACAGCTCGAAGGCTAATACAGCCTTACAACAACGACAAGCTGACATAATACGTTGGCTTGTCATTTTTTTATGCTACACTTACAGCAAAACTTACATATGATTGACTTAGAACAATTAGCACTGATAGATATACATATTTTTCTAGAGGTGTATCAAATAAAAAACGAGAAAGGCGATGTTTTAGACTTTAAAGACCACGCATATTTATGGGACATATTTCAAGATGAATCTAAGCTACTTGCGATTAGAAAATGTGCCCAAGTTGGATTTACTACTACTGCTATTATAAAAAGTATGTGGCTTGCACGTAGTAAAAATATGGATATGATTTATACAATGCCTACGTATACTGACGTAGCTAACTTAGTTAAAAGTAAAGTAAATCGTATTGTCGAGCAAAACCCTATACTACAAAAGTGGATTGGTAACAACAACTCAATGGAACAAAAGCGTATTGGTAATTCAGTCATCAACTATCAAGGAACGTGGAGCGAAAGAGACGCTATTTCTGTTACCTCAGATTTGAACATTCACGATGAAGTTGATAGAAGTAATTTAAAGATTATAGAGCAATACTCATCACGTCTACAGCACAGTAAACACGGCTATCAGTGGCTATTCTCTAACCCCTCTGTGCCTGACGTTGGCGTAGATAGACTGTGGAATCGTAGCGACCAGAAACATTGGTTTGTAACGTGTTCTAATTGCAATAAAAAGCAATATTTAACAATGAAGAATATCTTTGAAGGACCTAATTTTAATGTACAAGATAAGACTGGATATTATTATGGTTGTGTAAACTGCAAGCACGAACTAGACAGACACCAAGGAGAATGGATAGCACGTTGGCCTGATAAGAAAGAAGTAAGTGGGTATTGGATTTCTTTGCTAATGGCTCCTACTATTTCTGCTGACTATGTAAAGCTACAAGAGCGAACAAAGCCTGCTGATTTCTTTGATAATTTTATTCTTGGTATACCACATACAGGTACAGGAAATACAATCACAAAAGACATATTCTTAAAGAATCTAACAGACAAAGTAAACCCACAAGACGGGCGTATTGTTATTGGTGTAGACCCAGGTGTTGTAATGCGTTATGTTATTGGTAATAATCGTGGAATCTTCTATTATGGAGAATGTACAGGCTATAAAGAACTTGAGCTACTTTTAAAGCGTTGGCCTAATAGCATAATGGTAATTGACCAAGGTGGCGATATAGTTGGTAATCGTGATTTACGCGAGCGATATAAGAATCGTGTCTTTTTAGCTTTCTATGGCGAAGAGCGAACCAATGGAGAACTGTTTGCGTGGAATGATGACGCTCAAACTGTAACGATAGATAGAAATAATACCATACAGCTACTCGTAGATGAGTTTAGAGACAAGCGTATACCAATTTACGGTACAGAATTAGATTGGTATGACTACTGGGTGCATTGGAGTCATATTTACAGAATCGTAGAAGAAAACAGACACGGAAGACCTGTATACAAATGGACACGTAGTGATAGAGACGACTTTGTACACGCTACTGTATACTGGAGAACAGGCATAGATAGATTTATGGAAAACGAGAAAGGTGCAATAATCAACATTAAAGAACAGCTTGCGTCTAACGGCTATACAGCTGACGCAACAGGTCAATATATGATTCGTAGACAAACATATTAGCTAAAAGTATACTTGACAAAAAAACCGTGATACAATTAAAACATAATTAAATACATATATGGCTCTAGATAATGGAAATAACTTTTATAACGCTGTAGCAGGTGCAATGGGATTATTTGGTGCAACTAATAAATCACGTAGAAACAAAGAAGACGATACAGAATCAGCAATATTAGATGAGTTTGAATCTTCAATGAAAGAAGAAGATATAACTAATCTAACAACAGCGTGGGAAGAAGCTCATAATACTTACATAAAAGACATTAAAGACCAGCAGACGACTAACGAAGACTATTGGAAAGGTAAACAATTTAACGAATTTCAAACAGCAGGAACAAAAAAGCCTCTTGTAGATAATCTACTCTTTGAAGCATTAGAGACATTTTTACCTATTGCTACTCGTGCTAACCCTGAAGTAAATGTAAGTGCAGACGGCACAGACGAAGGTGAAAAAATAGCAGACGCTGTACAAAAAGCTCTACACAATCAAGCTGAAAAGCAACATTTGCGTATGAAGCTTAAAGGAATGACACGAAACTGGGCAATCTATCTTATTGGTGCTTTAAAAATAAGCTGGGATTATACAAAAAATAACTCTAATACTGATATTGTATTACCTAAACATTTGATACTTGACCCTGAATCTGTAATTGAAGTTGGTGGTATTTACAATGGTGAATATCTAGGACTACGCAAAAAGAAAACAGCTAAAAAACTTATTGAGCTATTTCCAAAGAAAGAAAAAGAAATTAAGCTACTTGCTCAAGGTAAGTTAGGTACAAAAATACAGTACATAGAATGGTGGACTCGCACAGACGTGTTTTTTACATTGCGTGATAATAAAATAGTACTTGGTAAATACAAGAACCCTAATTGGAACTACAATGGTAAAGTTAAAGTTATTGACCCTGAAACTGAATCTGAAATAGAAGAAGAAGTGCAAGGTATTAACCATTTTGAACAACCTGAATTTCCATTTATATTCTTGACTATCTTTAATCTTGGAACACAGCCTCACGATAATACATCTTTGATGACACAGAATATTGCTATACAAGACAATATCAACAAACGCTATCAGCAAATAGACAAAAACGTAGACGCACAAAACAATGGAATTGTATTAAGTGGAGACGCGTTTACTAAAGAACAAGCGGCAGAAGCGGCAACACAACTCTCAAAAGGTAATGCTCTATGGGTGCCTAATGGTAAAATTGGAGATTCATATAAGAGAGACAACGCACCTGCTTTACCTGCTAACATCTATCAGCAACTTGAAGATTCTCGTAATGAACTACGTAACATATTTGGTACAAGTGGAAGTACACCACAAGGACTTGAAGACCAAAAGAGTGTACGTGGAAAGATACTTGTAAATCAAATGGATTCTTCTCGTATAGGTGGTGGAGTAACAGAGTTTATAGAGAAAGTAGCTAACACTTGGTATAACTGGCAGTTGCAAATGATTTACGTATATTGGACTGAAGAACATTCATTTTCAGTACTAGGCGAGAAATCACGCGAGCTAATGAAGCTTAAAAATACACAGCTTACTACTCGCTTTACTGTAACAGTCAAAGAAGGCTCTCTCATACCAAAAGACCCTCTTACTAAACGTAACGAAGCAATGGATTTATGGAGTGCAGGAGCTATTGACCCAATATCTTTCTATAAAGCACTTGACTATCCAAATGCATACGATATGGCAGAAAAGTTATTAAAATGGCAATTAATACAAAAAGGTGTCTTACCACCTCAAGTATTATTTCCTGACTTTGAAATACCACAACCACAAGCTTTACCTCCTAACACTTCACCAGCTGTCTCAAATGGTGAAGACAATAGAAATATTACAACGCCTGTACCTAATGCACCTGATATTACTGGACAACAATTAATGCAGAGTGTTAAAATATAATTACAATAAAGTTTATGAAAAAAGAAAATAAACAATTATACATTTCTGATATTACTGAAGCCCAAGATTGGAGTCAAAAAATGGGACAGGCTCAATACTTGCAGGCTGACGACAAAAAGAAAAAAGTCGTTAAAAATAAAAAGAAAGTAGCTAATAAAATGAAATAATTTATGACACACGATGACAAAGCACGCGAAATGCGTAACAAAAACTGGCAAGTAACAAGAGATAGAGACCGTAAGTGGAAACCTAAAGAAAATATCTCTTACGAGCAAGCTAGACGTGAGCGATTAGCCAAACACAAAGCGTCTAGAGGTATTAAACAAAAAATGGCTAAAAAAATGAAATAAATATATGAAAAAAACAACAAACAAAGACAAAGTAGCAATGAAAATGGGTAAGCTAAATGGCGTTGTATCTGCACAAGATAACAAAGCAAAAAAGCTTGCTAAAATGAATGGTACTACAGGAGACAATGATAAAGTTGCAAAAAGAACTTCACCATTAGCAAATAGATAATAACTAATATAGGTTTGCTCAGGCTCTCCTTGTCGAAAGACTAAAAAACCCTCGTAATAAAAATATGGAAAATGACCCAACAATGTCGCAAGAACTAGCGTTCGACCCTTCAATGTTTAAATCAGATAATGGTTTTAGCCTTGATGAGCTTAAAGAGACTGCTTCTCCTGACTCGCAATCAGAAACAGCAAAGGACACAGACACAGAAGATTCTGAAGATTCGTCTTCACCAGTAGGTAACGAAGAAACAGAACAGAAAGTGCCTTACTCTCGTTTTAAAAAGAAAGTAGACGAAGTACACGAGTATTCTAATAGAATTAAAATGCTAGAAGAATCACTTGAGCAACTAAAAACTACTAGAATTTCTCAAAACGATAGTGAAGCTGAATTACCAAAAGAATGGGTGGAACTACACGGAGATTCGGCAGAATCAAGAAGATTTTACGAAATACAAACGCAACGTGAAGCCCTTATTGAAGAACGTGCTATTGAAAAAGCTATTGAAAGAATTGAACGTAAACAAACTGAAGCTGTAGAGCGACTATCACAGAATGAGCAAATCATAGACGAAAATCTAGAAAACCTTTCTGAAACACTAGGCGTACAACTTACAACTAAAGAAGAAGACGAAATACTAGGTATTGTAGACGAACTATCTCCAACAGGGGAAGACGGCAAATATCTAGCTATGATTAGTTTTGAAAAAGCTTATGAAATCTACCAAATGCGTAATAATTTAAAAACTCAAAAAACGCAAGACAGTAGAAAGAAAGTAGCAAGTTTAACAAATGACAATTCTAATGGTAACGCTGACGATTCTACTAATACTAGTATTGGTAATAGCTGGGATTCGTGGCGAAACGCATTATAAAATAAAATATTAAACTTACAATTATATGGCATTTACAAATAGAGTAGATACTGTAACTTTGGATTTTTTAGTACCTCGCGTTGTTGATACTGTACTACGTGGAAACACTTTTACAACTTCAATGCTTGCTAAAACTAAAAAATTCCGTTCATCTACAATGGATTTTCCTATTAAATATCAAAAAGGTATTTCAGGAACATCATTTGCAGGATTTGATACACTTCCAACTTCTGCTTCAGATACTCGTGTGCTTATGATTTACAACCCACGTTTCTACGCTAACAACGTAGCTCTTCCACTAACTGAAATTGCGGCTAACGCTACAGTACAAAAAGTTATGGACTTGGCAACTGTTGAAATGCGTTCTCGTGCCCAAGACTGTGCTGACGATATTGGTACACTCTTGTATGGTACAGGAACAGGAAACTCTAACAAAGACTTCTTAGGACTTGCGGCTCTAGTAGATGACGGAACTACTGTATCAACAATCGGTGGTCTATCTCGTACTACTTACCCAACTCTAGCAGGAACTGTTACAGCTTCTGGTGGAACACTCTCATTAGCGAAAATGAGAACTCTCTTTAACGCTATTGCTGACGCTACTGTTGTACCTACATCTTCATATACTACTTACGCTGTGTCTGCACTTTACGAATCTCTACTACAACCTCAAGAAAGAATTATGAAAGACGTTAATGTCGCTTCAAACTTCAAAGGTTATACAGGATTCAAATCATTGGAATTTGCTGGTCTTCCAGTACTTCCTGATAGAAAGTGTACATCTGGGTATCTATACTTCTTGAATGAAGAATATCTTGACTTCTATGGTCTTCCAACAGCAATCCCACAATTCGGTGGAGAGCCAGCTCCTGTAGCTTCTAAGCTATTTGCAGGTAACTCATACAACGAAATTGATTCTCTAGGATTCTCTTGGTCAGGGTGGATTAAATCAACTAATCAAGCGGCTTTCAACTCATTCATCATTCTTGGTGGAAACTTGATTACTGACAACCCAAGACGTCACGGTGTTCTAACAGGTATCACGTCTGTATAATCTTGTGTTAAATATTATCAACCATAATTAAAACACAAATTATATGACTATCGACCTTAAAAACTACGAGCCTGCTCTTATGGCAGGTGCTACTGAAACAAACTCAGGTCAAAGTACTAACGGAACAAATACTACAACTGGTATAATTACAGCAGAGTCTGCAACAGCAACAACTGCAGGTGGTGTACAAGCGTTTAGTATGGGTTCAAGTAATATTGGAATCTACTTTGGTTCAGGTGCACCATCTATTTCAGCGGCTAAAGGTTCTATTTATCTTCGTACTGACGGTTCTAGTACTTCAACTCGTTTGTATGTAAATACTGACGGTTCAACTACTTGGACTAACGTAACGACTGCGGCTTAATTATCAACAATAACAACATATATTTATGGCAACATTTTTATCGAATACTCCAAACGTAATGGGTGTAGACTTGTTAGCAAACAATACTACAGCTCAAATGCCTATTGGTGCATATGCTGAAACACCAGACGGACGTGGCTTTCGTTACGCTCTCGTTGGTGGTACTTCAACAGTAGCAGGAAGTTTGTACCAAAGTGCGGCTCAAGATACAACTAACTTCAACCCATCAGGTGGACTTAGTGTTTCTGCGGCTGCGATTGGTGCAACTCAAATTACTTTAACTTCATCAGTAACTATTGCGGCTAACGCTCTAGCTGGTGGATACTTGTCTGTAGCTGTAACACCTGGACTTGGTTATGCATATCGTATAGCTTCAAATACAGCTGTATCAGGTGCAACAGGGTGTGTAATTACACTTGCTGACCCATTGGTAATCGCTCTTACTACTTCTTCTAAAGTTGTAGCAACACATCACCCATACTCTTCAGTTATAGTAAACCCTACAACTGCAACTGGTATGCCTGTTGGTGTGGCACACTCTATAATTACAAACGCTAATTATGGGTGGCTACAAACTTACGGAGCGTGTGCAGTACTTACTCAAGGTGGTACAGCTGTTGGTCTTGGTATAGCTCCTTCAACTACAACTGCAGGTGCTGTAAAGACTGCGGCAACTACATTGTGTACGATTGGATTCTGTATGAACACTCTTGTTACTACAGAAGCTGACTTGGTGTACTTAACAATTCACTAGTGGACTGGTAGACAACTTCAGGTATACTGGAGTTGTTTATCTAGCTCATTATAGCTAGTACAAATAATAATAATATGAAAATACCTGAATCAAAGTTTGACAATGAAAGACGTTTTATTTTTAATAATTGGACTAATGAAGACTTTATAGGTCTATGGGACAGTGTTAAAACTGAAATTAAAGCAGGGGCAATTATAGAATTGCCTATGTATAAAGCGTTCTTTTGGACAAAGCACTTAGTAGATAGAGAAATGAATAAAGCAGGCAAAGTAGCTACAGACGAAGTTGCTCGCACAGAAATGGAAGACAGAACTTGTACAGAAATAGGTGCAGGAGTGGATAGCCCTGTTATTGCGTCTATGAAAGAACAACTACGCAAAGAACTTGAAGCAGAAATGAAAGCAAAAGAAGTTGTACAAGAAGCTGACGAAGTTGCTGTAAAAAAGACAAGTAAAAAGAACAAAGAATTTGAAGGCTTGGAAGCATAATCTATGAAACTATTTAGCGTAAAAGAATCAACAACCGCAAATGACAATCAAGTACGTAAAGAAATAGCTCAAATTGCACATTTAGAAGTAACACTAAAAACGTTACAACAACGTATTAATACGGAAAATGACGAGTTTTCAAAACGACTTGAAGAGCAACGACACTTGTATGCTCAAGAGAAAATGAAACTACAAGAAGAAATTAAAGCTCTTACTTCTGAAGTAACGGCTTTAGAAAGACGACACGAAGTTGCTATGGTGCCTGTTGAAAAGCTAAAAGAAGATTTAAAGAAAGAAAAGAGAGAGGTAGAAAGAATCATTAAACGCAATCAAGAAGAATCTTTATCTCTCAAAAATCAAATACATTTAACGGAAATAAAACTCGATGACATCTGTAAGCAAGAAAAAATCTTAGAAGAAGAACAAGACAAGTTAAATCAGAAAATCAAAGAGCATAATATACGACAAAATGTATTAGAGGCACAGGAAATCAAGTACAATGAAATGTTTAATGCTTTCCAAAATGAAATGACTTCTAAAACACTTGATTTTTCAAAGAGAGAAAACGCCTTAGAAATAAAGGCTAAAAAGCTCGATGAGACAATGCAACTTCATAATAAAGAATATGAAGACGAAATGGCAAAGCTCGAAAAAAGAAAGCAAGAGCTAGAAGAATCTTACAAACGCTCATTCGATGAAAGTTTTGCACATTTCAAAAACGAAGAAGCTCGCGTTAATGCCTTACTTGCACAAAAAGAAAAAGAGTTTGACGACAAGCAAAAACTTCTTATAGAAAACGCTGAATCTCTAAAAAAAGAGTACGCTGAAAAAGAACAAAAACTAAGAGACGAACGTCAGGTATTAAATAGAATATATAATGAAATAGAAAATAAAAAATAATATGTCAATAATCACAAATGGAACACCAATAAAAGCAACAGGAACAGGTACTACATCTGCTACTGCTACAGTAACTGGTGTTGCAAATACACAATATATAATCACTGATATTTCTGCGTCATCTGACAAAGCAGGTTCAATCATCTTAGTTAAAGACGGTTCAACAACTATTTGGCAAGATATAGTAGGAGCAACAAGCTATCAACATCAGCTTGCTTCTCCACTACGCTGTAGTGTTGGAAATGACGCTATAGTAACAATAGACGGCACTTTAGCAAGTAAAGCTAACTTAGCAGGTGTTTCAATATCAGTAGCATAATATGAAAATACTTACTCCAGTAGGTTACGTTAATATAGAAGACTTATCAGTAGGCGACAAAGTGTTGGCGTACGATATTTTTACTGGACAACCTATAAAAAACGAACTATTGGACAAAGTAAAATTGGATACTAGCATACCTGAATTTACAGGTGTGTTTTATCGTATAAATGGAACGTGGGATTTATACGAAGAGCAAAGTGTATGGAGAAATAACGATGTAGTATTTCACGCAAAACAGTTGGAAATAGGAGACATTATTTTTGACGAAAATGACAATGACGTTGAGATTATTACTATTGAAAAAATAACTAAAGATTCTTGGTGGAAACTTCACATATCAGGCGACCACTCATACATTGCAGACGGACTTACTCTACACAATGCTTCAAGATTTTGGGTAGGAGGAACAGGTACTTGGGATAACTCTACAACGACTAATTGGGCTGCTTCTTCAGGTGGTGCAGGAGGTCAATCTGTACCAGGTGTAAATGATACTGTAACTTTAGACGGTTCCTCAGGAGGCGGAACTGTAACAGTAGCAACCGATTTTAATGTAACCTCTGTAACAATGGGAGCTTTTACAGGTACAATAACTTTTGCTACAAATAATAACAGCCCAACCATGCAGACCTTTAACTGTTCAGGAACCGGGGTTAGAACTTTAAATATGGGTTCAGGTACATGGACTTTAACGGGAAGCAATGCAACTATATGGACTACCGCAACTACTACCGGTCTTACTCTCAACGCTGGTTCATCTACAATTGTTTGTAATTATTCTGGTTCAACTGGCACTCGTACTATTGTAACCGGCGGCTCCTCTGCTTTTGGAATAAACAATCTGAATGTTACAGCTGGTACAGACATTTTAACAATTAGCTCTACATTTTTCATAAATGGCAATTTAGACTTCACTGGGTTTACTGGTGCATGGGCTTCAAACACAGGAAGTATTGCCGGTAATTTAACTTGTGGTGCTGGCATGACCA